TGCTCTCCGGCAAGCCTCCTCGTGCTCTCGACCAATCCACATCGGAGTAGGAGATTCGTCAACCCGGTATACCCACTCATCCGGGTTCAGGTAATCGCCGTTCTTTGGAGTGATCTCAATTTTGGCAAACAACATTTTGCGCGAGTCAGCCGTGTCGTCTTTGTATCCCCCGAGCGCGACCAGTTCGAAGTGCGCATCGACGCCTAATTTCCACGTCACTCTTTTTGCGTCGATGTCAACAAGGCATGAAAATGCTTTACGCATGATTTCCTCTTTTCTTTGCGGATTTCTCCGCCTTCTTGTATTGTTTCTAATGGAAACAATTAGTTTTTAATAAACTAATCCCAGCCATCTCTTATCTTCGATAAAGAAAGAATCCATTCGATAAAGTATCGAAGGGAGGTGGCAAGGTTAGAATATTAAAGCTGCGCCGTAGGCGCTAAAGCTTGTCATGGTTCTGAATTACAATCTTGGCAATGCACTCGGCAGAGCAGATGTGGAGCGCACCTTCCATCTCAGCATGGTCAGGGGTGAATTTCCTGATCTCAATTATTCCTGGCCAAGTCACCGGCTTCTTTTCTTTTGTTATGTCGGCTGTACGAACAACTACGGTAAACCAATGATTATCAATCCCTCTGGTAGCTCCGCAGGAATCGCATTTGTAGATTTCGGTTTTACTCATACTTAAGACACCCCTCTGCTAGTTTTATTAAATTCAATGACTTGTTTGCCGACGCCGCCCACCACGTCGCCGCCGCCGATGCCGCCGCCGACGCCGATGCCGACGCCGCCGCCGTCGCCGCCCACCACGCCGCCGACGCCGCCGCCGACGCCCACCACGTCGGCGCCGCCGATGCCGACGCCGACGCCGCCCACCACGCCGCCGCCGACGCCGCCGACGCCGACGCCGCCGCCGCCGACGCCGCCGAGCGATCTTTTCCATTTAACCAATTGTCTGCCCATCTATTCCAAGTTGGGCTTTGTTCTACACCCCTAACACAAAGAATTCCAAAGGCAGTTTTTTGATTCGGGGTAATTTGTGGGAGGGGAATCTCTCGGATTGTGGTTAATGATCGAGTTCCAATTTTGAGTTGGTGTTCTCTTTCTCCAATAATTCCCCTTGCCTCAAAAAGGCGCATTTTGTCTGGAGGAAAATTAGCGTGTTTCGGATTCAGTAAGACCGCCAGCAGTGGGGATTCATAGGCGTGAATCCATCCCCCAGAGCAGAGGGGCAGGTCTGGGTATTTCAGGGTGATCCCAGGATCAATTGAGTGGGTTATCCCGCCCTTCGGGACTTTTCCCTCAGAGTCAACCCATCGAGTTTTCCCCATTGTCTCACCGAATTCATCTGTGAGTTTGTAGAGTTTCTTTTCACCTTTTTTCATAGTCTTCGTAATCTCCTTAAGCTCGGTAGAGCCGTTCCAAGAAAAGAATCTGTTGCTGCGGTAGTGCCCCTTGCCTGTCGCTGTTGAGCCAATAATTAAGCTCACAAAGTGAGCTGCGGTTCCTCCGCATCTGCTCAAGAATAGGGTTTCCACCAGATACTAAAACCTCGAATGCTTTGGCTTCGAACTCAGCAGGATCAAAAAACTCATCCTCAGATGGTTCCATCTTCAATCTCCTTTCATCCATTTATCAAACTCAGCTTTTTCTTCTGAATTCATTATCGGTTCGTCGGGTTGAAGTTCATCGGGCAGTTTATCAGGAAGCTCATCAGGTAACAACGGTGTGTCTTCCTTCTTGATAATCGACAGGCCGTCAAAATCCTCAGGCTTCGCCTCACCCACACGAATACGTCGCCACTTTTCCTGAGTAGTCACCACATTTGGGCCTGTTGGGAGGGCGTAAGGTGTGCCAGCCCGCTCTGCTGCAATCCTCTTCACACCCTCAATAACCTTCTCAACATCAGCGGCACTTAATGCTGTGGTTCCAGTCCGTTGAATTGCAGCGCGGGCTGCTTTTGCATCCGCTGCCGAAGGTTTCTGTACCAGCACTGGTGCGAAGCAATCATCATTCTCAAAATAGGCGTGCCCACAGTAACGACAGACACACCGTTTGATTAAGATGTTTCTTTCTTCTCCCAGGCCCTCCGAAAGACTACCGCGCAGTGGTGGGATGTTTATAACCTGTCCCTCAGACACCCGTGAGTACTTAGAGGTTGATCCGCACGCCTTACAATGGATTGGAAATGTTACCCTTCCACATCTGCAGATTGGTGTGCTTGGTTTATACATCTCGGTAACATCAGTTATATTCCTGGCCATCTTAGTACTCACTTTCTCCCACTGCTTAGCAAGGCTCGATTGCAAAGCAATTATAGCATAGTCTTGTGTGAAATGCAAGGGGGAGGGAGAGATGTCAAGGACTTTTATCTTATTGAAAATAAAGGACTTGTCATCTTTCTCTCGCTCTTGTCTCTCATGTCCCTTGTGTTGTCTTATTCTACTTCACAGGGACTTACAAAGTGACACAAATTGTCATAATTACGGTAACTCCGTCGGTAACTCCGAAGGAGTTTACCAAAAATATCTAGGGACTTTGCCCTGCATTAAAGATATTAGTACTATGACATTAGTTATATATAATATATAATACCATATATACTATATGTAACTTCATATCCCTATGCTATTTCATATATTTGACACTCCCCGGAAGCACTCATGCATACGCATAGGGGGTGAGGCGCACGAGAGAGAGAGAAATGCTATCCTTCGGATTACAAAGGACTTACGCTCTTTGCTCATTCCTCTCTCCCTCGTCCTTTGGACGTTCACAATGGTACTCAAATGCTTGCAAGCCACTCCCTGCCTTCGGCAGTCGATCGCCTGCAGGCCCCACAAGGCAGCCCGCGAAACCTGTCGTGGGCGCAGAAGAGCTTGTGGTAATGGGGCGGAGTCCACGAAGTGCAAAGCGAGGAGGCTTGTCTCGCTGGGGTTCGTACAATCGGACGGGGTACAACTGAGGAAGGCTGCAAGCCGCCATTGCTCTGTAGCTTGACTCTGGCTGGAGGCGGGCATCTCATGCCGTCACACCTCGGTGGGGCAAGTGGTAGCGGAGGTGACAAAGGATCATCCAACTTGCCACAAAGAGAGAATAGTGCCTTGCGCGCCCAATCCCGCTCGGCTTCGCGGTGACTTCGCTTGATTGAAGGAGCCAAACGGGATGTCCCATTTTCACAAACGATGTGGATTGGCCGGTTGCTCATAATCATAGATTCCTCTCAGCTTGTTCTGCATATTGTTCCCAATGTAATTGTTTCCAATGTAAACGATTCATCGGACTGTGGAGCAGGATCAAAGGAAAATCCCACCCTTTCGAGTGGGATTCGCTTGCCAGCATCTTATCAGATGCCTTTGCATCTTAGATCGGCGCTCTAAGGACGTGCTTTCAACTTCGTCAGCAGCGAGGCTAGTTCCTCTGGATTCTTGCACTCCGCGACCAGTTTCGCAAGTTCCGCGTTCTTTTTGGTCCTCTCGCTGTACTCAATCGACCGAATCCGCGCTGTAATCCCCTGCAACATCATGTTCTCACAGAGTTCATCAAGGTGCTTTTCTTTCCCCGCGTGATCATGTTCAAGGATGTTGAGAAGCTCTGTGTGTTGTGCTTCGCTCAGGACTACAACGATTGTTCTGGAATCAGATGAGTTAATCCTCTGTCCGTCATCGGACGCAAGCGCGAAGCTATCGCGCATGGAAGCTAGTTCTTTCGTTTCGATTGTCATTTTGTTTTCTCCTCATCAGTAAATGATTTTCATTCTGCACTTGTGAGCGTGTGTGCGCTTGTTTGATTCTTACTCCCTTACTATTGCAATCCCAAGCCCAAAAGTTTTCCACAGCTTACCACCTTGCTTCTAAAGCACTTACTACTTATCATAGTATATGACATATGATTTATCATCTACTGATAACCATATTCCCTTGCTCCACCGTCCCAAGTCCATTAGAATCAATCACATCCGAAGGATGAATAATCATATTGTATGTCCTGTATATTCTATTTCCCATAGGGGCTGTGGATAACTCCAATGCGAAGCATTACATATCTTAACAATCATTGGAGCTTCAATTGCAAGATAGATTAAATCATACGATTGATTTACTTCACCACACTTAGTATCAAACTTACTAGTAACCATCCCATTAGTAACCATCCCATTAGTAACCAACTAGTTAATGGTGCTCCCCCTGCTGGCACAGGAGCCCCAGGAAGTGACATGGGCTAAAATTTCAATTTGATATTTACCGCTCCTTCCTACATAAATAATTTTTTGCCAAATACCAGAATCGACACCTGCGGTGATTACTCTCTGGTTGGAGAGATTGATTAAAATCACGAAGTGAGAAATCCTCCGTCCAAATTGTCACACAAAGTGTAGCACACTATTTACAAATGCCTCCGGCACTAAGACTTATCCCTTCGAGATTGTCTTGACTCTGCTCTGCAGACGGAGTATACTTTGAACTGCTTACAGGGAGAACTGCACCAATGGCATCTTATCCAAAACCGACCGCCTCCACCCAATCCAACGCTGGAGGGCAAACTGGTTCAGGAAGCTCACCTTCGCAAGGAGCCAGCGGAACTGGCGGTGGGGCTGGTCGCCCTGCTGGGTCTCTAAACTCGAAGAGTGTCATTCGGTATGAACAGATCGCACGCTACCGCGTTGCAGGCCGGATGTCGGATGCCAAGATTGCGGAGATGGTTGGATTGACGCCGCAAGCACTTACGTTGGCGATTAAGACTCCTACTTACAAAGAGATTGAGGAGGGGCTACTTGAGGGAAGACTTACCCAGATTGACGAACAACTCGCAGGTGAAGACGACCAGATTCGAGACCTTGCACGAGCGGCAGTTCCTGCTGCCCTTCGTGCCCTTGTGGAGGGGGTCACTCAGCGGAGAGATCTCCGATCAGCACTTGTTGCGGCTAAGACAATCCTCCAATTCGACCCTAACAAGACCTTGACTGAGCAGGGGAAGGCCCCTGTTGAACGTGGTGGCGACAGTGGTCCTCAGCTTCCTGAGAACGTGATTGCCTACCTCTCAATGCAGGGAAATAAAGTGGTGGCGGAGATTCGGACTTCTTCCCAACCTTCGGTTGCAGTCTCAGATGAAGGACGTAATCTTGCCACCACCCTTACTTCGGAACCTAAACCGCAGGCTGCGGAGTACCCAGCGATTCCGATGATACTTCAGCAAGAAGGAGAAGCATAATCGCTCCGCGATGAGATACTTCGAGCCAATCCCGATCACCGAGGACATGGACCCAGTAACCATGCTGAGGATGCACCGACTAAACTGCTTGGGCTCTCTGTATTATTTCCTAAAGATCTCCTTGAAACGGGACAAACTCACCCGCACATTTCACGAGCCGTTCTGTCGGTCTCTCGAATGCGATACCCTACATAAGCTGATCGAGATGCCCAGGGACCATTTCAAAGCCCTGGACATTGATACCTTGATTCCAACCCCCCTTGGATTTAGAAAGATGGGGGAACTTAAAGTTGGGGATTATGTATTTGGTATTGATGGAAATCCAGTTAAGATAACTAGGGTAACTCCCCATTTTCAGAGTGAGAATTCATACGAGGTTCGATTCTCAACTGGAGATGCAATTGTGGCAGATGAGGGGCATGAATGGACAACCCAGGTAACCAGGGTACGAAAGAATAATCGTAAGGCAAGACTTGATCCTAGTTTGTCAAATAAAATCTCTACTACCTCAGAGATTAAGGCTGATTTAGTTTACACAATCAGGGATGGGTATAAGGAGTACAATCATCGAGTCTGGGTCGCCTCTTCCATAAAAATGGAAGGTACTCCACTTGTTATTCATCCATATGCTCTTGGCGTGTGGCTCGGAGATGGAGATAGTGCAGGAGCTAGATTTACCGCTGAGACTTCTGATATCCCGGATATGTGCTCTTCTTTTGGTGAGATTACCCGAAAGAATGAGACATCAATGAGGTATGCCTTTTGTAATGATTTTACTAAAAGATTGAGGCAGATTGATGTACTAAACAATAAGCACATTCCAATCGACTACTTATTTGCTACCGCCACTAGCAGACTGCAACTACTTCGTGGTCTGATGGATACTGATGGTAGTGTGAGCAAAGAGGGGCAATGCTCATTTACTGGAATGAGTCGTTTGCTTGTTGAGCAGACAAGGATATTAGTCGCAAGCTTAGGTTATAAGCCGTCTAAGATTGGATCATATGATTCATCTTTAGATGGGAAGTCATGTGGCAAGTTTTTTGTATTTACTTTTTATGCGAGTAAAGAGAAAGCACCATTCCTACTTGCAAGAAAGGTAAAGCGTTGCCGAAGTATCCGACCTCAATTTAGGCAGATTGTAGATGTTGTAAGAACATCACCAAGAATCGTGTGCTGTATTACAATAGATCGAGTTGATGGATTATTCTTAGTGGGAGAGGGATTTATCCCAACTCACAACTCTACAATCGCTGGTGAGGGGATGCCGATGTGGCGAGTGCTCCCTCTGGCAAATCAGGACATCGACCTTTTCTTGAAGCTCGGCTTCGACGATGAGTTCATCCGGCACATGATTCTGATGCACGATTGTACCAAGCGGAATCTGCTGGTCTCGTCGAACATTACGAACTCCTCGAAACTCGGATCGAAAATCCGTCGTCACTACGAGTCGAACTCGATCTACCGAACTCTGTTCCCCGAAACCTTGCCGAGTTCTTCAGAACGGTGGACGGACTTCTCCCTACAAGTGCGCCAGCCTCTCGACGCCGCTCCGCATGGAGAAGGAACTTTTGATTTCATCGGAGTTGGGGGCGCCTCTCAGTCCCGCCACTACAATGGCCTGATTATCGAAGATGATCTTGTCGGACCGAAAGAGGCTGAGTCTCCCTCGGTGATTGAAAAGACAATCGACTACCATGTCCTCGTAGCAGCCCTGTTTGAGCACGGCGACCCGAATCATATCGGCGATCGACTGGTAATTGGGAATCGGTGGGGCTACCGTGACCTTAACAGCTACATCAGGGAGCATGAGCAGATTTGCAAGGATGATCCGAAGGGGTTCCAGATTGAAAGCCACTCCGCCCTAGGCGGGTGCTGCGATAAGCACCCCTCAGATACTCCGATCTTCCCGGAGCACTTCTCGATTGAGAAGCTGATGAAGCTTAAGCATGACCTGGGTAGTTATCGCTTTTCCTGCCAGTACATAAATAATCCCGCTGCTCCTGAGGATGCCGAATTCGCTGAAGCCGATATCAACTGGTACGACTTCTACAAAGTGGGAGACAACGACGACGGTAGCTTGATGATCCGCCACGAGGTGAAGAATGGAATCATACGACCTGATCTTCACTACCGAAAACTCGATGTTGTTATCGCTTGTGACCCAACTCACACCTCTACAGGCAGATGCCGTCATGCAATTGTTGTTCTTGGAATGTCACCCGAAAACAACTATTATCTGCTGGAAAGCTGGGCCGAAGCCTCTTCCCATGAGACTTTTTTCAACAAGATTTATGATATAGCGAAGCGATGGCGGTGTCACTCTGTCGGATTCGAGACGTGTGCAGGCCAGTCCTTGGCGCTCCCCCACTTCAAGTATCTGAACACCGTGAAGGATTGGCCTCTGCGGATCACCGAACTCAAAGGCGAAGTAGAGGGGCCAGACGGCGAGATCACCACGAAGAAGGAATGGAGAATCCGCAATACCCTGGCTCCGATTATCGAGTTCGGTCGGTTCTTCATGCGCCGCAAGCAGCTTGATGTCCTGAACGAGTTGACCACTTTCCCTCGTGGTAAGTACTGCGATCAGATCGACGCGATGGCGTATATCCCGCAGATTCTCAGGAACCCCACCTCGAAGGTGGCGGATGCAAAGTTCCTTCGGATGAATCAGTTACAACAGAAACAAATCGCGCTTCCTTATTCTACGATGATTCATCAAGGCGGTCCGGGTTCTCACCGATCTGATCAGCTTCGCTCGATGTTTAGTGGGAGGAGGATTCACTGATGAATATCATTGACGCGATTAGGATTTGGAAGTGTTGGGAGAAGTTGAAGAAGATTACCAAAAAAGGAGATGCAATGTTGAACTGGAAGACTACTACTCTCGGTATCCTCACAATCGTTGCGGGACTGGCCAATGCAGGAATCAACTATCTCAACGGCAAGGACGTAAATATCCCCATACTGCTGGCTGCGATCACGGCAGGCTGGGGATTGATCCACTCTACCGACTCGACTACCTCCGCAGCGAACACAGCTGCTATTGCGAAGAACACGAAAAATATCGCTAAAGTCAGCGGAATTGTCCTGCTCGCACTGATGATTGGCTTTGCGGCAGTTCCGTCCGCACAGGCGCAGGTGGCTCCTGTCTCTTCCCCTTCGGTGGGAATCTCCAACCTCTACGGTCTAGGTGTGAGCTACAACAACGGAGGTTCCCCAAGTATCGCTGCTACCGCTTTGTACGCTCATGCGGCAGACACGGTGGGGACGTATGCCTTCGGAGTCGTGGATGTGATCCCAACCAGCTACAAGCCATTCACCGTTACTACGAGCGTTGGGGCTGGAGTAGCTCAGAAGGTAGCGACGATTGGGAGTGTGCCGATTTTCATTCCCGCCGCAACAGGAATCACATTCACCGGAACGAATACTAGCTGGACTTGGAACACCGGGGCGATCGCGGTCGTGCAGATAAAACCCAGCATCTACGCTCTGCCAATGGTTAGAATCGCCAAGATTACGGTCGGCAATAATACTGCGTATCAACCGATTGTCGGTGTTCTCTTTGGTTGGGGAAAGTAAGGAGTTGGAATGATCCAGCCAATCAAACTCGGAATGTCAGGGGAAGGGCAAGAACGGCTCTGCCGATTCTTAGGCAAGAAGGTTCGTTCCCTGAAATATGCTTTGGCAGAACTTCATGAGACCCGACTCCCAATGTGGCGTCGTGCTTATGAGGCAGTTCCTGCTGAGACAATCCGAGAGTTTCCTTGGCATGGGGCTTCAAATCTTGTAGTCCCGATTATCGCGATTCATGCGGACACCCTCTTAGCGCGGGTAATGGCGGCGATTTTTAAGACATCGCCGTTGTGGGCTTCCAGATTGATTGGTAAGCACCCGAAAGAGGCGATGAATTGGAAACTCTCTTATGAAGAGTTTATGAATTATGTTGGGATGGAACCGAGCGAGCTTGATCTCTATCGGGTGTATCATGAGTGGGTGGGGGAGATTATAAAGCTGGGCACTTCGATTGTTAAGTGTCCTCATGTTATTACTAAGGAAGATATCCCCTATGCTGCGAGTGATGGTTCTCTTGGAGGATTCTATCCTAATATCGTTTACGAGGGCCCGCGACCGGAGAAGCTCCCGTTTAATGATTTCTTCATGGACCCAACTTTTAAGACGATCGAGATGGCTGATTTTAAGGCCCACCGAATTCGATACACCAGCAGACAGGCACTTGAAGAGTTGGGTTGGAGGGGTATTTATGATAAGGATGTTATTAAGGCAATTATAGGACACCCTGACGCCACGACTCCGGATTCAGTAACAATGACTCAGTTGAGCGATGCTGGTGCTTCTCCATCGAATGATGGGCTTTATGAAGAATATCATGTTTACGAATGTCATTTTAAGTATCGTATCCAGCGCGGCCGCTTTGCGAAGTGCATTGTCTGGTACAATCTGCTTAACAACAAAATCTTACGGGCCTATTACAACTACTACCCTGAAGAGATCTTCATTGCCGGACGGCTATTCTACCGTGATGACTACTTCTATGGGTATGGGTTCTGTGAAACCCTAGCAACTTTCCAAGAGGAGCTTTCGCAGATTCATAACGGTCGTGGTGATAACATGACTGTTTCGAATACGGTTGTGTGGAGAGTCGGAAACGATAGTCTCTTGAATAAGGGGTATCGGCTGTTTCCGAGTGCGATGATCCCGGCAGGGAAGGATGAGCTGGAGCCTCTACAGGCTGGGCAGCCTTCTGCCATGACCATTGATGCAGAGCGGCTCACCCTTGAACTTGCAGACAAACGATCTGGTGTTAGTGCGCCGATGCAGGGAATGGGTTCTGGTACAATGAATAAACGAGGAGTTTATTCCTCTATGGGAACCCTTTCTTTGCTACAGGAAGGGAATACCAGGACTGATCTTAATGTCACGGATATTCGCTATGCCCATACGAAGTTAGGTCGGCTGCTCTCCAAGCTCTATGCTGAGTTTGGAACTGGTTCGAGGGCAAGGCTGTTTGGTGGAGACGCACAGAACATTGATAAGGCATTTGAGGCAATTAAAAACAACACGCTCTGTCTCCCGATTTCGGCTACATCTGCTTCGGTGAATAAAGAAGTTGAAAAGCAGAGTGATCTCATGCTGACTGGGGTTCAGCAGAAGCATCATCAGACGATTACCCAAATGCTCCAGGCCGCATCAAATCAGTTTACTCCACCGGAGTTGAAGAAGTATCTCTACGGCGCGATTGAGAACTCGAACACTTTGATGAAGATGGTATTCAAGAGCTTTAATTATGATGAGGTTGAAAGATTTGTAACCGATGTTGAGGCTCCTGCTCCGCAACCCCAGCAACAGGCAGGTGGTTCTGCACAGCAGGGTGCCCCACAGGGGGGAGGCTCACTGCAAGCGGGCGCTCCACCGCAGGGTGGTCTCCCTCCAGCTATACAGCAACTTCTTAGTGGCGGAGCACCGCAGGGGCAGCAAGGTGGAGGTGGGCAGTGAGCCAACCCACAGGTTTTAATCTCGACATCTTGATCGGTGGCCAGCCTGCAATTGCAGCGCAGTGGGCGAAGAATCAGATTACCAAGCAGTTCTTTCAGTACCTTCAGGCAGAGAGAGCCACGGTGATTGATAAAATGATCGCCGCTACTGATGTAAATGAGATGATGAGACTTAGTGGTGAAGTCCGAAGGTTGAGTAAAATTCTTGAACTTCCCTCTGTCCTAGAGCAGACGGCGAAGAACAAAGCAGAAAAATAAAAGACGGAGGGTAAAGTTATGGCATGGTGGGGAAGTAAAGATGCAAAGGATGATGGTCCGCCGGAGTTGAGAGACCTGACTCCTGAGCAAATCGCAGCGGCGGTTCGTGAGAGTCAGCAGCTAAGGACTGATCTGGCTGCTCAGAAGACCGAGAATGAAACGATCAAGACTCGACTGGCCTCGTTGGAGGCAAATCCGAATAACAGGCCGGCTCCGGTTGTCGAGGATAAAAATCGGATTGTCTCTTTTCTTGAAGATGAAGACCTAGCCTTCCAACAGAGGAGCGCACCGATTGTAGCTGCCGTTTACACGATGGGAGCTACTGCAGCGAAGAACCAGTTTGAAAACTCGCTGACTGGGATTGACAAGGCGATGTTTGCGAAGTATGGTCCTGAAGTTGAGACTCGCATGAGTGCGGTGGATGCCCCAACCAAAGCTAATCCTGGCGCCTGGAAACAGGCTTGGAATATGGTAAAGGGTGAGCATACTGAGGAGATTACGAAGGCAGCGCAGGATCGCTCAGACTTCTTTGCAGAGACTTCTTCTGGTTCTCCCATCGGTGGCCCCGGACGTACCATCTTACCGGATGATCGGCTGACTGAGGATGAGTTGAAAACTGCGAAGAAGTACGGGATTCCTGAAGCTGACTTCCTAGCCCAGAGAAAGACGATGCAGGTGTACCATGACTGATACAGCTAAAGGTCCAGCATTCACATCGGCTTCAATGCCGAAGCCGGCTACCGGGAGTCAGAAGACCCCGATTGATAGCCTTCCACAGTCGGTGAAGTCGATGGCTCAGGCTATCGTTGAGGCTTCACTTGATACGATTGTAGCTGCCCCACTCAATGCCCCAGACTTTGTGAACTTGGTTCCGGTGAATCCTGGGATCTCGTTCAGGTGGGTAATGCACACCCTCTACAAGCAGGATGGAACTCAGAACTCCATTCGTTACGAAGAGGCAAAGGCCCAGGGGTTCGAGCCTGCCAGGATAGAAGATATTAAAAATCCCCCGATGGCTTATGCCGGCGATGGGGGTGTAAAGTTCGTGAACGGCGATTTGATTCTGATGAAGATCAGTCGTCGGACTTACGAAGGCGCCTTGCTGTGGAAGGATCAGCAGGCGGCAAAACAGATGTTAGCGGCGTCGGGAAGGAATGCAGCTGGAGAGGTCCAGAAGCAGGTTGGAAGATCGGCAGGAGGAAAGATTCAAACTTATGTCCCCACCCAGACAGAGCTTGAAGCCTTTGTAAGTGCTGATTCAAATGAAGGGGCATCGCCCCTAGGAGGTATGTGATGGCCAGTGTTACTGGTGTATCAGCTGTCATGTATGGCTCTCGTAGTGGTTCTGGAACCCAGCCTACCGTTCGTCGATTGGCTGAAGCAGCCTCCAAGACCTTCCTACAGGGCGTACCTGTTCAGTTGGTTGCAGGCTATCTGCAAGAGTGGGATGGATTGACAGTTGCTTTTGGTACTGTTGGAATCTCGATGGAGGCGGCTAGGAACAGATCGGCTGCTGGTGTTCCACAGATTATCAACACCCCTCCCGCAGTTGCAAATGAGCCGAATGCGGTGGTGATTCAGGTTCCACCGTTCGACGATGGAAAGCTGAATGTTTATCAATCAGAGAATGATACTTACTTCTTCGGCCAGGTTGGAGTAGCCACGGCTACGCAGGCTATGATTGGTACTCAGTATGGACTTACCAAGGATACCGACAATCACTGGTATGTTGATACTTCCAAGACTACCGTTGGTACAAACACTGTAGTAACCATCGTTGGTCTTGATGATTGGGACCCGCGAGGCGTTTACTTTCAGTTCACGACTGGCGCTCAGCAACAAGCATAAGGAGGAGCAATGCAGGTACGTGGTCAATTTTCACAGCTACAAGCTCCCGGATTGCATGGTCTCTTTGTGCAATGGGAGAAGTTGCATCAGAAGGATGAGGAATGGCCTCACATCTTTAACAAGGAATCATCTGATCGGGCATTTGAGGATGAGGCCGAGTTTGTAGGTGTAGGACCGCTGGTGCAGAAACCAGAAGGCGAGCCGACGACTTATCGTGACGCAGCGCAGGGCGGGACGAAGCGGTTCCAGATGTTCACCTACGCACTTGGCGTCCGAAGTTCTTATGAACTTTACAAGGACGATATGTATGGGTTGGTGAAAAAGATTCCATCCGCGCTGGCGCGTTCTGCTCAGTTTGCCCGTGAGGTTAATACCTGGGGAGTTATCAACCTAGGGTTCACGTCAAGCACGAATATTCTGAACAGCTATGTGACGGTGGACGGGAACAATCTGTTCAACACGGCACATAATCTTCTTGGGGGCAGCGCAGCTACTGCCATCGCACCTGGGGCATCTTCTTATTACACAAGCCCAGGTACATGGCCAAATCGCCCTGCCACCGACGTTGATCTCTCCTTCACCGCTCTCCAGCTTGCCATGAACAACTTCCGCCGGATGCCCGATGGAGTTGGTATGCCGATCAAGGTCCGCCCTCGGACTCTGCTGATCCCGCCGGAACTTATCTGGATTGCCCGGGAAATTCTCGGCTCCCCACATAAGCCCTACACGGCGGACAACGAGATCAACAGCTTGCTGAATGAGAACCTGGATTACTTCTCCTATTCTTATTCTCCTAGCCTGTCGGCTTGGTATCTGCTGTCAGATAAGAGTGAGCACTCTCTCAAGCATATCACTCGTGAGCCGCTTGATGAGATGTTCTCTGATGACTTCGACACCATGTCCATCAAGCAGGTGACGATGGAACGGTACGGAGTCGGCGCCTTCCATTGGATTGGTACGTGGGGATCTAACGGTCCGTAGCCTCTTCAGGTAAGGGGGAGGGGCAACCCTCCCTCCTCTGAGGAATTGTTTCCATCGTAAACGATTCAACGAAGTGGAGGCACAAAGTGGTTCATGAAGGAACAGTAACTGAGTATCCTCTGAACACCCCAGCTCACAGATTTAAGTATTACTGTGATGGGTGTCAGTGGCAGTCTCATCAAGAGACGAGGGAATCGGCTGTGGCGATTGGAGCGCAGCATCGGGAGCAGTTTGGTTATGTTCATCCGATTGAGCCCTCGGGGCTGGCCGAAGAGTCTAAGCCGCTCGTAACAGAAAAGCCTGTTTACGACTTTACAAGGACAAGCACTTCGACGCCGGCTGTAGTAGAAGAGGTTTAACATGGCAAGGGGTTATCTACGTCACAGCGCGATTATGGGTGACCCCTGGCACCGTTGTCAGAGATGCGACTGTGAGTGTAGAATCTCGCAGTTGAATTGGCAGAACGGGCTTCTTCTCTGTGAGAAGTGCTGGGATAACCCAGAGGCTTGGGCCCGAGATACTCAGATCCAAGACGCCCTTACTGATAGCCCAGAAGAGGCGCAGGTAGCAGAAAAACTCCGAGGGAGTACGAATGAACCGGAACCACCTATTCCATAATCGTGTCATAAGCCCCACTAATTGCGGTGGGGTCTGGGTTTTGGCAATCAGGCTCACCCGTCGGACCTGATTCTGGGTACCTAGTCTTACCATCGCCAAGTAGGTAGGTGCCCGATCAGGGCTAGTGACACGATTTTAACCCTCCTCTGGAGGAGATTGGGCGCTGAGGCGCAGGAGAATTGAGATGTCAGTTTCATTTTTTAGAGGGGTTAGGTCGGTATTCATGGATCAGGTCTTAGCCCCGATCACAGGGGCAACTGGGGCGATTACTAGCTCTGATAACTCACTTCCATCCTCGGCTCCGGGAGGACTTCAGGTTATTGCTAATACCGCAACAGGGGCATATACCCTGATTCCTCCGATTGCAGGTTCCCCAGTTCCTCCGACTGCTCAGGCAACCCAGTTTCCCACCGGCCTCGGCGGGCAGACAATGCAGGGTGGAGATGATGGGAAGGTTCTTACGATTCTTCTTACTACCGCACAGGTTGCCGTGATTACTGTGGGAACCGCAGGGCATGGCTACATCAATGGGTCGAAGAATGTGATCACTTTTACCGCTACAATTGGAAACTACGTCATCCTTGAGGCATATAATGGAATTTGGTATGTCCTCGGAAATGTAGGTGGGACTCTTTCAGGAACCTAAACTTCCTGGCTTGTAAGGGGATAAAATGCTCAACATCGAAATCAAAACGATTCCCCACGATCAGCAGCGGTACCCAACTGTTGGTGATTACTGGATTGACTCTAGGGATGGGAAGCTACAGATTAGGGTAAGTGAGATGGGAGACTGGAGGTACGAGGCCCTCGTAGCTTTCCACGAACTTGCTGAGTATCTTCAGATCACCCATCAAGAAATCTTGATTGATGAGATTGATCGGTATGATATTCAGTATGAGGAGTCCCGCCGTCCAGGGGATTTTAGCGAGCCGGGAGATAACCCACAGGCTCCTTATTTTAAGGCACACACCGTTGCAACTGATCTTGAAGCCACGCTTGCGATGAGGCTGGGAGTTGATTGGGGTGATTATGACAAAGCAGTTTGTTCTCTTTAGCCGCTGCTTCGCAGCAGCAATTTTATGCTTGATGTTTGCTATGCAGCTTCGCATCATCAGATTTATCAACACGAAGTAAGAAGTAAGGAGAGAAAATGGCAAACGATCCATCAACAAATCCTTGGACTCTTGACACTGTTACCACAACCCCAGTCCTTGGCTTGAACAATGTTCAGGTTGAGCATTTTGAGTTTGTGGGGTATACCACAGTCACAGATACCTGCACTGTCTCGAATGGGGTGGGAAAGGTGATCTGGCAAGCTCATGGGGCCTCTGATAATGAAGAGGTTAGAAGCGGAAAGGTTAATTGGACATTGAATGGTCTCTATCTCTCCCAACTCACTGCTGGATCGACTGGAAAGGTTAAGGTTTACATCAAGTAATGTGGACATTCTCCCAACTAACAGGTGATATGTGGCACGGTGATCCTGAGCCCGCAGCCACCGGCTATAGTGGTGCAGAGCCGAATGGGAAGAATAAGCCTAACATGCAGGAAATCCCTGATGTTGGGCCACTCCCTTGCGGGTACTATACGATCACTGGTCCTCCGTTTGATGATCCAAAGCACGGTCCATTTGTCTTGAGGTTGGTACCTGATCCCACTAATCAAATGTTCGGACGAAGTGGCTTCCTGATCCACGGTGATTCAATTGAACATCCAGGGGCTGCTTCTGAGGGATGTATCATTCTTCCTCGGAATGTTCGACAGAGAATTTGGTACTCTGGAGATCGAGATCTTCTTGTAGTTGATATGTACCACGCAAACTTGGAAGTGTGATATGGAATTTATCTTTTATTCCGAGTATGGAGAAACTCTCGATCTGGCGAGCTACCTCTCCCATGTTAAGCAGCATAACGTGGTGATGTTCATCCAAGACAAGGCGAGTCGGTCGATTGGGAAGGGGATTGTCGCCCAAACTGAGGATTGGTTTGATTTCCTTGGAAAGAATTTCGTTTGGATATTCGACTCTTGCTCCTTCGGACGCTTGCAGGATTGGCTCCGCTCTCGGGGTGAGCTTGTGTTTGGTGGCTGCGCCGAAGGGGATAGGCTGGAGAATGATCGGCAGCTGAATCAGTCCTGGTTCAAAGAGCTTGGGTTCAAGCAACCGTTCTCAAAGAACTTCACCTCCATCGACTCAATTCAGCGTTTCGTTCAGAATCACGCAGAGCGGCAGTGGATTCTCAAACAGAACGGCGACGCCCCGAAATCAATCAATCATCTTGGTAAGTTCGTCGGCTCAGTCGATATGCTTTTCCACCTCGACGAACTTAAGCGTAGTTGGAACCCACAGGAGTATGGAGCCTTTGATTGTGATGTCATGGAAGTTGTTGAAGGACTTGAAGTCGCTGCCTCTGCTTTTTTTAATGGTAGTGATTTCCTTCGCAATCAGGATGGAAGAATAGTCGGATTCCTAAACTTCGAGGAGAAGAAGGAGGCTGATGGTGGAACCGGCGAAACCTGCGGTGAGATGGGGACCACTTTTATTGGCGTTGACGACAGCAATCCTCTTTTCAATTCTATTATCGGGCGACCTGGAATTGTTGAGAAGCTCCGTGATATTAAGTTCCATGGTGTGTTTGACATCAATTGCATTGTGGATTTGGATGACCCAAATGGGATAGTGGCGCTGGAGCCGACGATGAGGTTTGGGATTCCTTCTACCTCTTACGTAATGATCGAGGGGATGGTGAGTGATCCTGGCGAAGTGATCGAACACTGTGCGCGGGGAACTGCTCCTGCCGAGGGACTCCAGATTCATGAGGGAGTTGGAATGGTGATGTGTGTTGTGGCGAAGCCGTTCCCCTGTGAGATGGATGTTGAGGAGAAGGCAACTTCTCTAGGAGAGCGCCTCTGGCTCCTGAATCCGAAGGATGGACAGCCTTCTACCGAAGAGGGTGGGCAATTCTCAGAGGAACAGAGGGAACACATCCATCTATACAATTTCGAGTTCACCGTTGACGAAGAGAGTGGCGAAGCCTGCTACAAGGTGGTTACGAAGAATGGCTACCTTCTCACTGTTACCAATCGTGGCGCTTCGATCAAATCAGTTCGTAAGTCCTTGATTAAATACATCAAGGAAAACATCTACTTGCCGGGGATGAAGTATCGTACCGACATAGGTGCTCGTATTGAAGAATACGAAGAAGGGTTGATCTAATGGCTTTCAGCGAGATTTACGATATTACATTCCCACCGGATACTCAGGCGATCAGCCAGGGTGCTTTGGATATAAGGAACTTCAAACAGGATATCGCACAGAGGATTGCGAATCTTTCTGGAATTACGGTAGCAGCGGCTGAAGCTCTTGGGTATGAGACAAACTTCTATGGGGCGCCTTTTATCGACTCTACCACTGGGAAGATTTACAACATCGGTGGAACCTTTAGCGAGATTACCCCGCTAATTCTGGCGAACATTTCCGAATCGAACACCACGTTGCAAGCTGCAATTGTAGCTGCGCTGGCTGCGATTCCTCCAACAAGTCCTGGGCCGCTGGTGCTTCCTGCCCTTGTTGGACTCCAAAGCCCGCAGATTACGAGTGGTCCTGGGGCAGACCTACCTACAACTCCTACTGTTACTCAGGCTATTGGAATCTTAACCCCAACTGTAATTGCATCGACTGGATATGTTCAGGCAGCCCAGGCAAATGTAGCTCCGCAATCAGTTACCTACGGAGCTAATACACTTGTGGTAAAAATCCCCAACACATTCAATTCTGCGGGAGCACCACTTACATTCCTTACCATTCAGGGTGGACTCTCAGGATCGGGGGGATCACCTGCAATTACCTTCACAGTCCCATACTTAGCAACTCCGGTGATTACTGCGGTTGGCTTGAATGGGTCCTGTAATATTTCATCTACCACACCACCAAGCACTAGTGGAATTACCTTCAACTCCACAGCTGTGGCAGTTTACTGGATCGCAGTCGGAATTTCTAGCTAATCTTTGGCTACTTCGTAATCAAGGAACTCGATGGATCAACAAGGTATGAAGAACGGCGAGCTTCCTGAGTACCCAATCCTCGGGCCTTTTGGGGGTATCCAGAGCGAGCTTCCAACTGAGATGATTGCTCAGTTGGGTGGCTTCTCCGACGCATTGAATATAATGTTTCGGCTTGGGAAGGCCAGGGTCCGGCCCGCTTTTATTTCCTATGGCGGGGGCACTGGGATTCCACCAGTTCCTAATCTGGTTATCTGGAGTAATCCACTACTAGCCGCGACTGCTTGGGACGCCGCTCCCGCAGGAGCTACTTGGGCAAACGCTGATTCCTATTGGGCAGGGCTGACAGAGCCTTGGATTGGTATCTTTGACTTCTTCACCGCTCAGGATGAGAGAGTTCAGGTGGCAAACACCCCAACTCAGATGTATTATTATGTTGGTGGGGAGTGGAATCGGTTGTTCGGGCCTCAGAATGGGATTTCCACTTCTGTGATGTCGTATGCGGTGGTAGGACAGAAGCTCTATTTCTCCCAAGGGATTGATCCAATCTGGATGTGGGACGGCGCAGCGGTGGGTCCGGTTCCTGCTTATGTAAATCAAGCAAACAATCTACTCAATGCTCCTGCGGCAAATTACCTCTTCGAGCTTGGGAATCATCTTGTAGCTTGTAATTTGATTACTCAAGGGTCCCATGCTTACCAGAGGATTCAGTGGAGTGGGGCTGGGGATGGGCAAGACTGGACTTCATTTGATTCTGGGCAGGACGATCTCTACAACGATCTTGGTCCGATCACCGGATGTATCAAGCTCTTTCAGTATGGATTCATCTTCCAGCAGGCTGGCATCAACCAACTAAGTCTAACTGGAAATGCAGCGGCTCCATTTGATATTCAGCCGCTCTCAGCCAGATCGAAGGGGCTTGTGATTCCACGATCGCTTGCGGCGAATGGGGAGAGTACCTGCTATTATGTTGGGCAGGATAATGTAAATTCGTTTGATGGGACTACCAGTGTTCCGATTGGGGACACGCCGTTCCAGGGGAGGGCCCGGCTAGGAGCACGAACCCTGATCTTCAGTGACATATCACTTGTTGATCCCTACTCTGTCTTTGCCTATGTGTCTACGTCGGTTAATGGTAATCCCTACAATGCTTACTGGTTGTTCATCCCTGGTATAGCAATTTGGGTTTACCATATTGATGATATGACCTGGACGAGGTGGAGTACGGCTGGAAAGCCGAACTGCGTTAATGAGTTTATTTTGGATAGTGATCTCAGGTGGATTGATATGAAGTTGGCATGGGATCAGTATTCCCCGACAACTTCGTGGGAATCACTTGATAATCCGAATCCATTTCCATCCGTGGCTGTGGGTAACATTGATGGAAGCCTTTTCTTGTTTGATTTCTCAGGATGGAGTGAGCAGCCATGGAGCTTGACAACTGGGGAGATGGATTATGGCGACCCAAGGCACGAGAATTCTACCAAGAAACTACGTTTGACCTACAAGGATAATGGGGAAGTTGGGATGCAGGTAGTGTTCACTAATGAGAGCGGGGGTACTTGTGTAAACTCCCCCACCTTCCCCTTGCTTACAACCTTGCCTGGAACAGGATCAGGTCAGACTCAGAAGATTGTGCTTCCGGTGAACCTGCCGTCGATCTACATCACAATGGAGTTGAGCGGCGAAGCAGGCGTTCCCTTCGAGATGAGTAGTTATGCTCCGATTTACTCACAGAGTGGGGAGGTTAAAAATGCGCTTTAATGCTAATTTGGCCCTTGGGAATCAGGGGAAGCAGGTTGATATTCACACCCGCAAGCGGTTCTCTGATCTGGAGACGGTTGTAAATAGCGGGATCGAGTTTGGGCAGCCCGCAGGGGCAACACCAAATGCTCCGGTTTCGCAGGCGTCGAATCCAGGTTCGTCTGGAAATATCAAGGGGACTTGGATCACTGTGACTACCCCTGCAACTCCGAACACCGACTTCGTTGTGACCCACAACCTCGGGTCGGTTCCGGTGGGGACGGATATAAAGCAGAAGGACTCCCCCTGCGATCTTTACACAGGCTCTGTACCAGCAACTAGCTCTCAAATTACAATGAAGGCTACGGCAGCAAGCGCGAAGTTAACCCTGTTTATTCACTGAGGTGATGGAATGAAAAAGATAGTATTGTTTACGTTGGGAACAATTGTAGCTTCGCTGCTCTTGGTACCTCAGGTAGTTGGTCAGGCTGGGCTGATTTCAAACATCGCGCTTGGGATTGGTTCGAACAACTATGTTAAGTCGTTGCCTGGGTCCACGATTCAAGTCTGTGTAAATACGGGGGTACTTCCGCTGACCTGTACAACTCCAGTGCTGACTTATAGTGATCCTGCTTTGAGTTACTCAGTGACTCCGGTAGCAGATGCAAATGGGAATTACTCATTCTATGTGAATGTGGGGAGCACGACGAATTTTGTTACGATGATTAGTGCTGCAGGGTATAATGCTTACTACCAAGCACAGTCAGCTGTGCCGATTACTATCGGAAGTAGGTTCAATCCAGCATCTCCCGGCCCTATCGGGGGCACTGCGCCAAACACGGGCGCGTTTACCACGGTAACCATTGGAGGGGCTCCTGGTGGAAGTTATGTGAAGGCAGACGGAACGGGTTACGGGACACCAATAACCAGCGTTGGAATTTCCGTGCCTTCTGTCTTGCTTACTGTCTCTGGGTCACCGTTAACCACAAATGGAACGATCACAATTGGCCTAGCAAACGGAGCGCAGAATTGCATAATCGCTGGGCCTTCGAGCGGCGGTGCTGGGGTGCTCAGTTGCCGCGCCTTAACGAGCGGTGATATTCCAAACAACGCCGCAAACACAAGCGGTACGGCGGCGAATGTCTCAGGTACTCCCGCGCTACCGAACGGTACGACGGCCACAACGCAAACCACTGCCGACAGTACAGCTAAGATCGCTACAGATGCTTTCGTAGTAGCAACGGCGGCGGCGCTCGGAGCCTTACCTGCCAATGGGTGTTCTACCACGGCGGGAGGAAACTTGTTTTGTGCGACGGGCGCGTTTACCACGGTGACAGCAACAACATCAGTCACCTCCCCGTTGGTCAATGGCACGTATTCTATTACCTCTGGCGGCGATGCTTGTGTTAAAATAAACACTTCGCTCGCACTGATCGGGACGGGAAATTATGGAACCGTGGGTATCCCTCCTGGAACCTATACCTGTTCCGCGACCGTTAGCTATGACCCAACCTATCAGAGCATCATCGGAGCAGGGCCGAACGCTGTACATATCACTGCACGGACCGGATCGACCACTTTTTACATGACAGAGGCGAGTTATTCGATTTCCACGGTCGGAGAGTTATCTGGGTTCACTCTCACAGGTGATGGGTCTGCTGGACAAATTGGAGTACGAACCAACGGCGTAATCGACCCGAAGATAGACCGCATCGTATTTTCTGGGTTCAGCGGCACTAGCGCTGTTGGATTGTATACCTACAACTCTCTCGCATCGAATGGATGGATGGAGCGCAGTCACATGCGCGACCTTCAATTTTTGGGTAATACGGTTGGCTGGCAGCTTGCCTGCAACACCGGGAATCCATCTTCGTGTAGCTTTGGATATTCCGATATAGACATGCAGTACACTGTTGGCAGTGGGCAGGTAGGAATCAACGCGGTCACGGGAACTCTTTATCATTCCAAACTCCGGTTTACCTTCAATGGGACCAGCGGGACGACAGCGTTCATACAGATTGGCACTGCGGCGAACTGGTACGGAAATGAGTACAGCATCGTAGGTGAAGGAACCTCTGGAACGGGAGTTACCATCGCCAGCGGCGGGCAGATGAAGGGCTACCCTGTACTGTGGGATTTAGGCACGGCAAGCTTTGTGGATGGCAACGCAGCAAGCATGGCGGGAACATCGAGAATTGTTCCGCAGGCAGTGGGGGCGGGAGACTTCGGCTCGATCAGCAATCTTGGTGGCGGTGGCAATACAGGAGTCGCTAATATCCTGAGCACATATTATCCGTCGAACCCTTACGCAAGCATAAGCACACTAGACGGGACAAATGTGCATTCTCTGGCTTTCACTGCTTATAATTACAGCGGCAACGGGTGGTTTTACCTGGCGTGTCCTTTCACTATGACTGGCGGCTTGCCTTCATGCACACAGGTCGGGTATTTAGACACGTCGGGAGATTGGAAAAATCAGGGAACGAGCTATCACGTCGGCAACGTCGGAATTGGAGTTGCTCCCTACGCGAATCCGGTTCGACTAGCAATCGGAAGCACCTCGGACGCGATCAACAATCAGGTACAACTTAACGCAAACAGTGGGCAATGGGTCGGTGCTCAGCTCAACATCAATGGCTGGAACAACGCTTGGTTCTTGCTCAACAATTCAGGCTCGGCTGTGTACGGAATACCGAACTCAGCGGTTGGGATAAACACCAGTTCGGGTGCGGCGCTGTCGCTCGGAGCTAATGGGGCTGAAGCTATCCACGTCACCCCAGCGGGGGTTATCACCGCGAATGGAAACAACCTTCCAACGGCAGAAGGAACGCCCACGGCGGGATACGCGACATGCTGGAAAACGGTTGGGACGAATCCCACGATTGGGTACTGTTCTTCCGTGGTGGGAGCGACTGGAACCTGTACTTGCAATTGACGATGGCTGGATGCAATCAGTGGGGATATTGAAACGCAGGGGAAGTTGGGAGATAGATAAATGAGCAATGAATCATGGGTTGCACTCGGAGTAGGAATGGTGGCGATAATTGGGTCGCTGCTTGCTCAGACTCTTTTTTGGGGAACCTTCAAAGGTACTATTCAGGCGCAGATCGCTGGAATTACCGAAACTATTAAGCTGAATCGGGAAAATGAGCAAGCTACACGGCAGATACAACTTGATGCGCTTGCTAAAACTTTGGGTACGTTTCAGGAAGAGGAATCAAGAGCGAAGCGTGAACTTTGGGAACATGTCGATGATCACGGAGAGCGAATCTTTGGAATAGAAGCGGTGTGCAAAATTAACCACAGCTTCACTGCAACGGAAAACCGTTTCCGAGAGTCTCACAAGTCGTAGGATAGCAAAGCAATAGGAGATTTGAAATGCCAATTCTAAGTCCAACAGCAAGCGGTCCGACGATTGCAGATTACGCCGCGATTGTCTGTACTAAGTTGGAGAATCGTACCTCCGACCTGGATAAGGCTATTGAGTGGGTTGCGAACTCTCTTGTTGAGATTACCGGGGACTCTGACCTGCGGGATGATTTCGACGAGCTTGAGGCTTGGGGGGATAAGTTCTCCTTGATTCCTGGTCAGCAGGAATACCCATTCAGCCTGATGCTCAATCCACAGCTGACTTACAATCAGGCCACGCTTTCGGTAATGCTGTGGATTGATCCTCCGACGAATTATACAAGGGTGAAGCTCCATCCGGGGCACTACCAAGATGCTGACCGGATGACGACGAGTTCCCTCTCGCTGGGAAGCTGGAGTCAGCCGTCGGATTGGTACCGCTTCGCGGATCAGATTGGATTTAATCCGATACCAAATCTAGGGTATACGGTGCAGGCGAGATGCTTGCAATTGTTTCCGATCAATGAGGGGAGTCCCTCAGTTGTTGGGACTACTCCAATTCTCTTGACAAGACAATGGAAAGAAGTTATAATCCAATCAGCCCTCATGAGGGGGTTTATGGACCTACAAGAGTTCGACAAGGCCGCCGCGATTCACACGATGCTTTATGGTGATCCCAAGCATCCGCAGGATAAGGGAATGATTGCACGGGTTCCCACCCGGAGAAAGAAAGAACTTTACAGGGAATCAATCGGATTAAGACCGATCGTAAGATCGTATGGTTTTGGAGGAGGAAGAGGATGAGCAGCTCAGGTAGTCAGCTTTTCAATTTCGGCTCAGAGAACAACGACTCGAATGGGTTGTTCGGTGGATCGAATCAATACGGTTCGTATCCCACCCTGAACATGGGGACGAATGCAATGGCTGGGGGGAATACTCCCGGTGCTCCGGCTCCAGTACAGATGCCAAGCGCCAGTGGGGCAGCGCCAGTTCCAGGTGGAGCAACTGTAAGAAACGAGTCCCCATCTGCACCATCGGCGAATTCCCAATACTACGCCGGGGGAACGCTTGATCCTAATCTAACGAAGCAGGTGTTCGGCTGGCTGTCAAGTCAGGTTGGACAGGGGGTTCCTGCCTTTGACTGGAGTTCGATCCTATCGTCAAGTGGCAAGGCGACTGCGCCAGGACAACTCTCTGCTCCACAAAATCAGCTCTTGCAGAGTCTTATGCAGGCAATACAGAGTCCGAACAACCCGCTGAATAAGATAGCTAACACCGGGAATCCCACCGATGTGGGACCGGCGTGGGAAGCGATGAAATCGGCGGAGCAGCAAAACATCCAGAAGAATCAAGCCCAGCTTAAGGAAGGGATGAATCTCAGTGGGAATCTGGCGGGATCACCAATGGGAACGGCGATGTCGGATTACGAAACTCAAGTTACTAAAGATCAGAATGCCCAGCTTACCCAGGCGGAACAGGCTGCACAGGAAGCAGCCGCGGGCAGGCAGTTGACCGCAGGGGCAACTCAAGAGCAGATTCAGGCGGGGTTGAGTCAGTACATCCAGGGACTTGACCAAGCATCAATCGACAGATTGTACCAAGAGTTCCAGAGAATCAGCCCGCAGAACAACCCTCTGATTGGTTCTCAGATGAAAGCTGCGACGACAATGCCTCAGTATCTAGAGAAGAAGCAAGGAACTGGACTTCAGCAGATTCTTGGGGCATTGGGTGGTGGGATTGGGAACATGGACTTCACCGGATCAAGTTCAATTGGCGAGAATGCAATCAACTTCTTAGGCGGATTGGGAGGTTAATATGGCAGCAGCTCCAGTAAATCCGGAGGCAATGATTCAGCAATTGCTTCAGCAGCAGAGTCCTCAGCAGTTGCCACAACTTCCTGGTAGCCCTCAGGGACAGCTTCCGAAGAATGGTACTGAGGTAGCCCCTCTCTTGCAGACCATGAGTCCTGCTCAAGCAGGGGGTCCAATGGCCCAACCTCGCTCTCCAGAGCCGAAGTACCAAGCCCCCGTAGGGGGAGCTGACAAGACGATGAGTGCGATAGCGGCTGGGATGAAAGGGTTGGGAGCCGGGATTCGGGAGGCGAAGCAGAAGAAGTTTGAGCAAGAGGCTTCTGAGGCTGCCATTTTCACTGCCGCTTCAATTGCGGAGGAGAAGCAAAAGGCGGGGATGCCACTTACCGCACAAGAGCTTCAGTCGATTAAGATGGCTGGCAGCGATAAGCTCTCGAAGAAGAAGGCTCAAATCATGGAGAAGGCCATGACCGATCCGATGAGCGGGGCTTATGTTGGGACTCAAAGGGCGCATCAGGCAATTAGTCAGGCGGCAATTGATGCTGAGGAGAGGAAAGAAAAGCTCGCCAAGATGATGGCAGACATTGCCTACCGACAACAGCAGGAGAAGATCAATCAGCAAAAGGCAGATCAGCAGAATGATGCCAATGACATCAAACAGCAAGAGGAGAATAGGAAGAAGCAGGCAGATCAGGATAAACCGACTCTTCAAGATATGAAACAGAACTTCAAGCGGCCGGTGGTAGATGAGCAGGGAAATCTACAGCGCAGTCCTAATGGTACCCTCATGAGCCGAGATATGACCTTAGAGGATATTAATGGCAATCCAGTGCTTGAGCAGAGGTATCAGGAGAAAAAACAAAAGATTCAATCCATGATTGATAAGTCGAAGGCAGAGGCGCAGGACTCTTATTCTAAAAGAATCGCCGCTAACGCATCTATGCTTCGGGCACAGAAATATCAGCCTGGGCAGAGTGGCAGGGGTGCAGGTGGCGGAGCCATCATGGCTAGAAATACAATGCTCGCCGGGATGGCTAATGAGTACTTAGAACAGATGAAATCTATTGCCACCAAACGACCTGACCTATTCGGACCTTCCGGACTGCTTGGTAGTAAGATGGAGCAGGCTGCTGGTGACGGTGATAGGGATGCAATGGAATATATCAAGCTTGCTCAGGCAGCGTCACTTCCACTCTCTGGTATGCACAACATGAGAAATCAGAAGGTTGTGGGTGATGTAGAGAAAACACTGAGGAGCCAGTGGCAGAGTCCTCAAAGTGCCTTGGATGGAATTAAGACTTACCAAGATACGGCACAGGGAGTTATTGATGGGAAGTACACTGGAGCTGCTCAGGCTAATCCCCAGGTCAGTTCTACACAGCCAGCCACCCCTAGTCAGACAAAGACCGGCCCTAAGAAGGTGATCACCGTCACCGCTGAGGATATGAAATGAGCCAGCCAATTCAAGGACCGGATGGTAATATCTATCAGTTCCCCGATGGGACTGATAAGGAAGCTGCGATTGGTTATTTTAAGAAGAAAGGAATTGGGGCGGCTCCTGCCAAGCCTGATATGCAAACTACCCTTGCTAACGCAAGAAAACAAAATGCAACTCCTCTGCCTAAGCAATATCAAGAGGAAGGTACATTCGATAAAGTAGCTAGGGGCGCCGTTCTTGGCCTGGCTAGTGGGGTTGGTTTACCTGAGACACAAAAAAGGTCTGATTTCTCTATTCTCCCAGGACTTTATCAGGAGGTTCGGCATCCTATAAACTCTGCCTCTCTTATGTATCATTCAATAAAAGATCCTATGAGTGAGCATTGGAGACAGGCTCAGGATGCAGCAGGCAGAATAGGAACTACTGGTGAGGGATTTAAGGGAGCAGCGATTGATGCGACCCAAGCACTGACCCATGTTCTTGCAGGCAGTGTTCCAATGATTGGTCCTGCTGCACATGGTGCTGGCGGGGAAATTGCAGAGGGTCTCCATGAAGGAAGCCCAGAGCAAATAGCTCATGGTACCGGAAGCGCCCTTGGTATGTTAGCAGCTCTTGGACTTGGCGGGAAAAAGGGGAGTTCAGCCCTTGATGCTACCACGAGTGCAGTTAAAAATGCTAAGCCAATTGAATTTATGCGAGAAGGTGCGAAGTCTCATGGAGAGGCAATTGCAGCTAAGGCGTATGGTTTAGAAGAAAAAAGTATTGCTGCGAAGCGGGCATTTGAAGCAACAGATAAAATCAATCGACTAAAAACTGCTGTTGATACTAAGGCGGCTGAGGCAAAAGCGGCTAAGGGGGAAGTTGAGGGGCTTGCTGCCGATGAGACAGCTAAAGGAACAAAGTTTACTGTCAATCAAAACCTAATTGAGTGGCTTGCCTTTATTCGGAAGCGCAACACACTTATCAGGGATAAAATCGCACAAGGTCAACTTGACCCAGAGGCTAAGGTGAGTGGTGTCTGGGAACACAATCAGCCAGGTGCTATGACCCCAAACGATATGCTTGCTCTCCGAAGGGATTTAGACTCTGTTATTAATTATGAAAAGGTAGGGAGACAGGGAAAAAGTGGTGATTATACCCCAGTAGAAGAGGTTGCGTATAAGATAAGAAAAGAACTTGACTCTGCTTTGGACACCAGGATTGGGAAAAAGTGGACGGCTGCTAATGAAAAGGCAGCGGCTGCTTATCAAGTCAGAGATAATATCGCTACTCGATATAAAAATGAGCGGGGAAAGTTGGTTACTAATATCCTTCCTCATACCCTGGAAGACATACTCTATTCTGGGGTATTTAGCCTGCCTGTCTTCGCCCTACTGCGAGAGCATGGATTTGTTGGACTTGGCTCTTATGTTGGTGGGGCAGTTGCGGGGGGATTCGGCAGACTGGCATGGAACTCACTTCCCAGCCAAACAGCTCGGATGTTATTCTGTAAACTGCTGGTTAGAGATTTGGCTAGTTTGGATGAGGGGGTAAGTGGGGGCAGAACTTTTGGAGGTAATCTTCCTCCAGCACCAGAGGCTGGGCCAGGTGGTGGTTTGAATTCTGCTCCTCGTCCGGCAAGACCAATGCCAAGTGCTTCTCCTAGATTGAATAGTGAGAATATTCCGGATGCCGAGTTTGAAGATATTACTAGAAATGCATTTGAGGAGACGGTAAGACAATTGCCTGCTGCTGCTAGGGAAAAGGCGGTGAAGATGCTTGGGGATGGTAAACCAAGGGCGGCACAGAAGAAGTAAAAAGAATCGTTCACAACGGAAACAATAAAATCTCCTTCGGAGTTGATCACCGAAGGTGAGGGTGCACCAGAAAGGACGGCAAAGCCGTGAATAAGAACAATGGAGGTTGTATGAACAACTCGGAAGTTAGGTCAGAGGTAAGCAAGCTGATTAAGAGCCCGGCGGAGTTTGCTGAGGGCTCCTGTGCCAAACCGGATGTTCAGTCTCCCGCGGGGAATAAGAGCAGTGCAAGCGGGGGGTCGAAGGGAACCAACAAAAAGGGAAAGTAGTTAGGGGGTGATCCACCCTTCGGGGATTATCTAGGTGAGGGAGACCAGAACAGAGGTCTCCCTTTTCTAGTCTAGCGGCCTGCCTGGGAAAGCGGCGCCGGAATCAACTCATCGTTTTCTTCCTTGAACTCCACGACTTCGTCGTCTGGCGCTTCGATCACGGCGAGAAGTTCGCTCATTCTGAAGATGGTATAGAATGGCTGATTCTTCAGGGAGACGTCAAGACCACTCAGGTGAGGGAACAAAACCTTCCGTCCCATCAACTCTTTATCAGACTCGCTGCCAACCGCAACAACGATTCCGATGGTTGGGTAGGTCTTATACTTCTCAGGAATGATGAGTTTACCGTACTTAGACGGTGCATCATCACGGAGGACAACACACATGTCGGGGAAAGGGGCGAGAATGCAATCGGACCTTCTTAGGGCTACCATTTAGTTCTTCTCCTTTGGGTTAATAGATTCCAAACTTCTGTGCCTTAGCCGCTCCGCTAGGAACACCTGCGGTTGCTTTGCACCTCAAGACCGTTCGATTCTGTAGATTAGTTTCATCGACAAGACCGGCATCCCGTAGCGTCACGAGAATCACGTCAAGCTCTGGTCGAGAGCAGTCTCTCCATACCGCGTTCATCAACTGATTGATGGTGCAGCTGCCGGAGTTCTCGATAAACTTGAGAACCTTGTCTGCGGCGCCCATCATATCACTAGAGCCGACAGATCGAAAGACCTGCTTTAGTTCATTCTTTACATCGGTTGTGTAATCATCAGCCTCCTGTAGTTCGTCTTTTAGAATCACAAGGTCGTCCTTCCGCGAAGCAGCAATACACATCGCCATCTTAATTGTATTAGCCCACCGCGATGCCGTATAGTTCGTCGTGGCCTCGTCAGAGAAGTCGGTGATATGCTCCGACTCCCGGTACATCCTCTCAAATATCGGGCGGGCCAGGTTGTCACATTTGTATTCACCTCGCATCTTGGTAATCTCAACAAGGTCATTCACAAGTGGAGCAGTGATAACATCCCAATCAATTTGGGATGGCCAGGTGTTGAGGTACTTCTGCTTCGGGGCGTATACAAAGTTTACCCTCCGAGTAAATCCTCCTCCAATCGCGTCTTGTGGTACTGAGTCTTTTAGCCAAGTTGGGGCACAGCCCGCAAGCATTGAGGGACATGGATCGGTGATTATGAAAAGTCCCTTTCCTCGGGTGGCGTAGTTGTTGGTCTCACAATCCCATAGGTGCGTCAGGTCAGGTAGTTCCTCCTCAGGATGTCGGATGAAAACTCCTAACTCCGGGGCCACAAACAGGCAAGAAGCATCCTGATTAAACGTAATCCCTCCGGGACCAGTACGCGGCGGAGCAGAAAATCCCTTAGCCAATGTCTCCTTAGACCACTCCATCGTGATCCGATCGGAGAGGATGTTGGCAGTGAGGGCTTTTTTAATGATCCGAACTCCTGGGCCAAGTGCAGCTCCTTTCCCTACCGCAGGCGGACCTACGAGGATTGTGAATAGGTTAGGGAATAGTTTGTAGGTTCCCCTCTCAAACCAAACTCTTCTCTTGAGAGAGGCTCCTATTACAGTTGCTCCTACCCACAGATGGTAGTTGTCCGGGGAATCAGAGTAGCTCGCAACTGTTGAAGTATAGGTCTCAATCCATCCATTGTGCAAGAGTCTGGGCATTGTTTGAGGTCTTTCAAATTATATCCAACCATTACTTCTAGGGGAATCTTTACTTCGGTTCCGTTAGGGAACTGCATGGTTCGATCGAAGGAGCGTTCAAGAGCGCGAATACCGTCAAGGATTGCCTCATCATTGTCAAGGACTTCAAGGGTAATCGCATCATGATTGTCCTGAATGACAGGGTATCCAGACTCAACAAGTTGGCAGATTGCAAGTCCTGTATTATCCCCAACGCTTGATTGTGGGATAAAGGCATATGCTTTTCTATAAGTGTCAGCATTGTTGCTGCCCGGTCGGAGGTCAAAAAAGACCCTCTCTCGTCCGAGGGGAGTAACCAGACGGCGAGTGGAGTTAAGTTGTTGTTCGACATATTGATGGAATACTCCTTGAATGTCTGGTTCGATAGAGTGGAATTGCTTGAGGAGCCACTCCGTGTAGGCTGGGGGCATGTTCAAACCAGCTTCTACCAAGAGGACGATGGACATCCGGTCAGCGGCCATCCCATAGTTCCCGGCATGCCGGGTTTTCTTTCCGCAGTAGTATTGAATCTCGTACTTCTCGCCGGCCCCTTTATGCTTCTTTACTTCTGCAGCGTTGAGGTTGAAGAGTCGGGCGGCAAGCTTCGCGTGACGATTTGTTCCAGACAAGAGGTCGTTGAGTCCGTCATGGCTTCCACCGTTATCGACAATGATACCTTGAACCAACCAGTCCTCGGCACCTTTTTGATCAGCTTCGATAAAGATATGGCCAGGTCTTGCTCGCAAACATTCTCTAAAGAGGAGACCAAGATGGGTATGCTTTGGAATATTCTGACCATTAGTTCCGAATCCAAAGCAATTTTCTTGAGAGGATCGGCGTCCAGTCTCTGTCCCTGTGACCTTATAGGCACAGAAAAGTTGATCTTGGTAGAGTTTTGTGTCAACGTAGGTTCCCCTCATCTTGTTAAGTTCTCGGACTTTTAGGATCAAACCTGGCAATTTATCCTGTTTGTTATCGAGAGCAATGCGAAGTAACGCTTCTTCATCGAGGCTTTGCTTACCCGCAACATAGACGCCGTTCTTCTTCGCCCCACGTTTCTTTGGAATCTTAATACCGCGAGCTTCGAATATAGAGATGAGTTGTTGAGGAGAGCCGATGTTGATAACATCTGTCTTGCGCAGATTGCGGTCCGCTGCCACGGCTTTAACATTCCGTCGGCCGCTCTCTGCCTTTTCGCAGCTAGCCACCGAAGCTCCAAGGATCGTTTCGCACTCATCACAGCGTTTGTCGATTTCATCTAGGATGTGGCTCCTTAAAGCTGAAAGCTTTGGTTGATCAACTAAGATACCTCGCTGCTCGATCTGGTAGAAGGCGCGAGCGAGTCGTTGGGGGTAGTGGGCGAACTCTAATAAATTCATCATTTCTGATTATGATACCATGCCAACTTACAAACTCTGCATTGGCGATAGCCCTTCCCATCAATATATGTGTTTCTCTCATTGTATTCATGACCCCTCGGACAATGAGTTTTATCTTTTTTTGCTTTTCCCCTATGTTTATAGTTAGATATTACAACGTGGTCCGGATGAACACGAACACATCCTCGATTCTCACACACATGATGACCATCATCTAAGGGTCCAAGTCGATGTCCACAGAAGATAAGAGCTAAACGGTGGGCTCTTGCCCTTCCCATCCTTCCATATCCATCAGGACGCATTGGGCCAACCCAATTCCAGCAGCCGTTGGGTGTTGATTTCATGTCCACCATCTTCCAGAATTCGTGCTCTTCTTTGATCATATCCAATCCTTTCTGCTAACTCCTCAAGTTCTTTAATGCAAACCTCATAAGTCCCGGCAGCATCAAGGGCGTTATATCTTGATTTAGCTTCCATACTATCGCCCTTAGTCCATAGCTTAGAATCATCCTTCCAATAGGGCGATCGAGTATAAGTCATGCCAAGAAAGTGTAGACCATGGGGCATTTCAATCCATAGATTATGATGAAGGACCATTGTATCAACCCATAGATTTACATTAGGCTCAAAGCCAATTCGACGTAACTGCTGTGCGTCGAAGCCAATCTCGTTCTGTCCTATAATCCTTTGTTCTGATAACAGACGATCCAGCAGTCGCCAAAGTTTGGCATTGTTTATATCATCATACTGAAATAGATTGATACTTGCTGAGTTCCAAGGGTCTTTGGCAAGTGCAATCATATCAATGCCAAAGTAATATGTCTTTGTACCAATTCGTTTTCCCGAAAGCTCGATATCCATACTTACTGGATTGGGAGAATCAATGCACGATTGCACCCAGTCGCAGGCATCTTGTGGACTTAGATTCCAGAGGAGCTTCCTATCTGGTAAAGGATTCAATCTTCCGTTGTGCGAGAGTACAAACTCCAGTTCCTCTTTAGCTCGGGCGAGACAGAAAGTTGCAATTGGTTTCTCACTCCACATTCTGAGGACGTAGGCTGGGTGTTCCATAATAACCACATAGTGGTCCCAGTTGAGTTTGTCACTCCGTAGAAGTGAACCATGCCATTTGCTAACAGAGCAGCTTCCGGTTTTGGGATCAACGGTTGAAGGGCAGAGGAATCCTCCGGCTGTACCTCCAACCGCCACAATGATCTTGGGCTTGTAAGCATAAAGTTCCTCTAGTAAGGTCATGAAGTGGCAATCTGTTGGGATGCCAACCTCATCAATCCGCTTGAGATCGTTATCAGGGGGACGGATTTTGAATACGTTGGTTATCCAATAATCCGATGGGCGGAGACCGACCTCCCGGGTCATCCCTATAAGGAGCTGACCGGAGGCACCTGCGAAAGCTTTACCCTCGCGCTCCTCGTTCTCACCTGGAGCCTCTCCGATCAGACACATCTGAGCAGAGGTGTTTCCTCGAAGGGGAACGTAGGTTTGCTTTGCAGCGATAGCGAGTGATCTAAGAGCTTGCTCTGCTGAACCCACCGGTAGCTCCCTCCTGCTTTGCGGCTCTCTGCCGCTCTAGCATTAATCTCAGATCATCGACTGTGACTCCACTGCGGCGCATCTGATGAATAATATCGTTCATAGAAAGCTGAGCCTTGGGCGGATTCTCCAAGAGATAAAGCTTCCGATTTAATCCGTGCGCTGCGGTGGCTGCGAATGAAAGAGCAACAGAGTAGTCAGTCACTGAATCAGCAAGCTGTCGATCAATCGGTAAACTCTCGATATAATCCTTTGCCCAACGAAGTTGAGCAGTCATTTCTTCGAGCTTACTGATTGCTGCTTGAGTGCTTGTTCCATCCTGTTCTGAATTATCGTGCATTGATTACCGTCCTTTTCAAATAAGATTGGATATTGCCCAAGTTCAAGTGCAGCTACTCCGGTTGTTCCGGTGCCAGCATAGAAGTCGAGCACTCGTGCTCCGCTTCGTGGAAGGGTCATATCAAGGATGAATCGCTTCACCAGATCGACCGGCTGCTGGGCTACCTGAAAACGGCCGGCGACAGTCAGTCCTGGAACATCTACGATGTTTACCTGGCCGGGGCGCAGGAACTTCGGCTGGCCCTTCATAGCAATGATGGCTTGTTCGTATCCATTTGCGTAGCGGCAGGTCGGTTGCTGAGTGAACTGCTGATGTTTGAGCCAGACTACCGGGATTGCATTGATTGTAAAACCAGCCCTACACAGACTCCTACACAGGTCGATATAATAATTATACCCAAAGAAAAACACACCAAACCGATGAGGCTTAAGCACCCGGAACGCTGCCTCGGCGAGTGTGTCAAGGTCAGCCACAATAGAGTCACGAGAATCAGAATAGCTAATTGCTCCACCATGGGCACTGACATTTTCGGTTGCTCCCATCTTATCAAGATCGACCCCGTAGGGGAGGTCGGTGTAGATTAGGTCTATTTCTTCGTTCTGTATGGTATGGATTGATCCTTTCCAATCACCTTGGAAGAGATCGTACTTCGGCGAATCATCCTCATGAAATTGGGCGACGCAGCTTGATCCACCAGTTACCTGAGCAATAGTGACTTTGGCTTTCTGCATCTTCATATGATGCAACGCCAGGTTGATTGTTCCAATCCGCTGTGCGGAGGACTTTGATTCCTGCTTTGCAAGGACTGGCATTGCCCTTACCAGGGTAGCCAGATGGAGGTCTTTTGACACGAGCGCAGGGCTTTCGCCTAGCATCGCCGCGAGCTTGCGGACACCAAATCCGGAGGTCTCACCAAGGGCTTGTTCCTTTTGTGAAGGGGCTCCCGCTCCGCGGCTGCCTCCATGTATGGATTGCATCAGTTCGAGGAGGCGTTGCTTCCCCTCAACCTGCTCAGGCCAGGAGAGGTCTTTTCTCTTTAGGTTTTCTTCGATCTCAATGGCGGTGAGTCTTAATAGTCCATTTGTGTCAGATTCGGTTTCTTCTCGTAAAATCCAACCCTCACCCCTTATCAGGCATGGGATTTTAAGCAGCGAGAGTGCTGCAAATCTACGACCTCCCGCAACCAATTTGTATCCACGGTTGGTTTGTGAGAGAACAATGGGTTGGATCAATCCATATTCTTTTATGGAGGAGGCAAGTTCACCCACATCCCCATAATCTTTTCTCATTCGGTCTTCTACAATAATATCACAGAGATTTATTGATTCTGCTGGCATCCTTGTCCCCCTCAAGCCTTCGACTTAGTACATAAGAAGTGGCACCCACTTCGTGGTGGGTGCCCTATCCTACATACTAACTAGCTGCGAAGCAGCGAATCGCGATGTTCTGCGGTGCAACCCTGCACCCTGCAGAAATACTTCTTCACCGCGGTCATCGGCTTGCCATTCTGATCGGTTGTCTCTCCAATCTCCAGCTTGCCGACTTGCCCGACCAACGGTCCAATATAGCTCCACTGCGAGGGTTCATCGTCGGGTCCGACAAACTCCCCAGGCATCGAGGCGTTGTCGCTGCCGTCCCCATCAAAAGGAACACCTACGGAGTGGCATAGATCATACAGCTCCGCCGGGAAATTCGTGTTGCACCAGGTGAAGATCTCACTCCCGGTGAGGGTAGGATGGTTAACAACTCGAAGAGTTGGGCGGAGATTGACTGAGGCAGTCTTTCCGTCCTTCACCTTCGCAGCCTTCGGGCTGAATCCATCAAGGGTAAACTCGTAGATTCCGGCCGGAGGATTTGCAAAGGATTTTCCCTGGAGCTGTTCTTTTCCAAAAGTAAGTTTCGGCATTTTGTTTCTCCATTTTCATTTCGGATTATTTCATCCGGTTTCAATTTACCCACCCGAAGGTGGGCTACGTTAGTGTTCCGAATTGTTTACGTTGTGAACAAAACTTTGCTCCGCAGATCGAAGCTCAAGACTTCTTCCCGGTGATAAGCTCAATCATCCGACTAATGTTCGGTCCGTGAATCGGGTCGTTGATTTGGGCTTCGCTGATCTTGCTGAAATCCAACCCGCTGCTTGCAGCGAATCGGTAGTCTGGGATCACCTGAATCTTTGGGATCAAACCCCCGCTCTCGCGGGAGACCCGCCAAACTTCTGACATATACTTGTTGAAGATTTGGTACCTTCCCGGATACAAGCTGACCTTGCCAGTGTACTTCCTCTTTTCTTCTGAAGAGTCAGGTGTCTCCTCTGCCGCTTCATGGAACTCTAGGATAATATCCAGCAGGGTTCCGTCTGCCCCTTTAATAGCCATCGCACGGAACACCATGCTTTGGACCATGGTAGATTCGGCATTCCAGGAGTCCCATCCCTTGACGAAGTTTAGTTTCATCCCGGCCACCGTAATCTCCCTGCGGAGCGCGGGGTTGCTGTAGAGGGCATGGTCCATAGCGCACTTACCAAGTGAGGCGAGGGAGCTGAAGACCAGGGTTCGGGGACGACGTGCGTCGGTAGCCCCAGGGATTAAGTCTTTGATCGTGGCGCCACCCTCGATCTTGGTTAGGATCGAGAGACCTTCATTGAAGGCGGTGGGCATATGTGGTGCCCCTGCATCTGCGAATGTGATCGCGTAGCAGTCTTTGATTCCGGCAAGTGCCTGACGACGGCGATCGTAGTCTAGGAAGAGCACGGGCTTTCGAGCAGTAGCAGCAGTCCGAGATTTTCCAGACTTCTCCTTCCCTGCCAAGATCAGCAAGAGACGATCAAATGCGGTTTCGGTTTCACATGAGGCGAATTCTATCATTTTCTCACCTCTGATGTTCTTTCACGGTAGCAAGAGAAGTCATGGAATTGATTAGGAGAATGGCAAAAGTGAACTCCATTGAATTTTCCATCTAACCAAAACACCAGTGTCGGTTTCCAGTATGGACAATCAGAACATGGGGGAGCTTTAACAGACTCGATCCCATCTTCTTTTGTCTTGTAATCGTCCCACGGTTTCCATCGACTCATATTTTCCTTCCCTTCTTTCTTCTTTCAAGTTAATACAAAACTCAAAAATCTCAAGCCTTTGATCTATCTCACCAATAAGTGCGAGCTTCTGTTCTGGCCCGCGACCTTTATGGAGACGCTGGTAAGCAACGGCTTGTTCTACCTCCCAGATACACTGGAGGAGGTATTGAAGATCATTAGTCTTCGTCATCGAAAGGTGACCACGGCTCTTTCAATTCGTAGTCTGATTGGATTACCAGTGGACGCACACCCTCAGGTCGGGAGCAAATGCCGCGGAAGTCGCAGCCGGCGTAGAGATGACAGGCTTTGTCGTTGAGAGTCCATTGATTCTTCTCAAGAGAAGTGCGCATCTGCTCTGCCAAGATCAGAATGTTTGCCTGCCACTCAGCGATCTCCTCAACAGCATAATGAGGACGAACCCGGATAAACCGAGGCTTAGGGCTATCGCCCTTCTTCCTAGGCTCAGCAGGACGAAGGCGGCCACACACAGATATAATGCAGCGATCCACAGTAATCCCGTCATAGCCGAGTTCCTTGGCAATTTGCCCGATGGAGTAGATGTATCCGGCAGTTTGGGTGTGGGGCTTCCAGATGTTTTGGACATCGCTTTTTATGTAGTCCTTTGTTTTTTGGTCGAGCGGGGCGAGACAGTTTGTCTTTTCTTCGTAGATCACGAGGTCAGGTTTGCCCATCCAATAGACCACGACCTTGTCGGTCTCTCCTACGATGACTTCACCATGACGTCCAAAGGCCAGCTCTGCCCCGATCACTTTCCAATCTTTCATGTCTTGGAGGGCGAAGCTTTGGTAGTATTCAGCAGCCATCAAGATGGGGCCAAGGGCGAGAGAGGTGCGGGATTCGAGGGCGAGAGCTTCTCTATTTACAAAATTAGCCTGCTCTTGCCTCTCCTCTGTTACTCCCTTTCCATCCAGGTAAGGAAAACTTAATATCTGTTCAGCCTGATGTCGTAGACGCCTTGCTCTTTGATGATAAAGCCCCATGAAGATTTCATCGAAGCTCGACTGAGGGAAGTATTTCCCAAGCTGGCCTGCGGCCACTGGAATGGCAAACTTGTCGTACTTATCAGGTTGGGCAAGCTGGAGAGAGTCCATTCCTTCGCTTACCCAGGCTTTAGCGGCGATTACCATAATATCTTGGAGAGTGGGCATCTGTGGAATATCCACTGATCGGCTTGTCAATGCTTCTTTGGCTGGTGATTGAACAGCAGCTATCTGCTTATAGAAGTTCTCGCTCACCTTCGACCACCACGACCCAATCGACATGGCTGCGCCGCCGTAGCCTTTCCTCCGGAGAGTTTGAGGGGCGAAGGCGATGTTCTTGAGTCGGAACTTCTCCTGGCACTCAGTGTAGGTAGATGAGGTCGAGTTGTCAAACCAGAAAGCCCACCTTCCATCAGGGAGGACTTGGAAAAGCTGGCCGGCGTGTGGCTGCTTTCTTTGGAGAATAGGAATTGGATTTTCGTACTCACTCATTTTATTTTCCTTTATTCACAGTATTTGGACTTGATGTCCCTTAACCAATACAGCTGCTTTGGTGATACAGATGCGGTTGGATCGTCAGCTAATCGTGTTACAAAACTTGACTCAGTGCTGGTTAAATCTGACATATCAAGATCACACTCAATTATGATCTTAATAATTCGATTCGCCTCAGCACGGCGCTCGTCTGAGGTCTGAGTGCTTTCGTTTCCAAGATTTCTACCAAAGATATTCATTGGATTGCCTCCGGAGGAGTCTGCTTCGCAACGCGGACTTGTTTTGCCTTGGCCTCGCCAATTGCCTTTATCGCTTGAGCCACCTTCGCCAAATCCTCCGGTGTTTTACAGGGGATACCCAGGAGGGTGGCCACAGTTTTTAGCCGTGAGGCTAAAGCACGAAGTTGCTTTTCCTTTGCAGATGGTAGCTGATCAGGTCCGGCGATTGTTTTAGCTCCGTTGGCGATACTTGAGACACCTTGGAAGCGGAGCTTCCGTCGCTTCGCAACCTGTCGATCCTCAAGCTCTACCGAGCTGGCGCTCATATCAAGCCGACGGTAGTCCAAGATTCGCTGTGCTTCTTCGATCTGGTGCTTTACACTGTGAATGTGAATGATCAGTTCATCCTCAGTGTAATCCACCAAACGTTGCATTAGGGTTTTGTAGGTGAACCCTAAAGGTTGTATAACTCGCCCTTTATGAGTCACTCCCTCGTCATCTACCAGCGGGCGTTCCTGTGTAGCAAGGGCGTTGTCATTAAAACAACCAACACAAACATTCGGGTCTGCATCGGAGATATGGTGGTCACATACTGGAGAACGACAGATTTCACAAATTATGTAATTGGAATCGGACCACCCATCTGTCCCAGATTCGTTGGGAGGTGGGCACGGGTGCTCAGGGGTGGAAAACTTGCATGGGAAATCATTTGCCATAGCTTCGCTGCCTTTTCAATTCGCTGATTTTACAAATAAAATGTCCGGATTTCCGGTCTGCTTCTTACTAGCCAAAGGCTAGGTAAGGATGGTTCGTCGCGGCATCTGCACGCTAACTTTCCCATCCAAGTAAAGCCGAAGGAGTTCCCGCATTATTGCAGAGCGGTCACCCCTTCGGGGTACTTTGATATGGAACTTTGCAGCCTGTTCCGACGAGATACGGGCGGAGATAAAGTTTTGCTTTGGCATGAATCTAGTGTAGCAAGATTGTCACACGTGTCAAGCCTCTTTTTCGCTTGTATCTTATTGAAAACAAGGAGGATACACATTTTCATATATTCTCCCATTTTACGGATTCTCCTAGATTTTTGGTAGCTCTGCTCCGATCTTACCTTCGATCAGTTTCACCATTTCAGGATCGAGCACATATTTGGTGATTGCAGGTGGCTCACTTAGGGGACTCAACGGCGAGACCCTCGGTCGGTTTGGATCTTGAAGATATTGGTAGTCAACCTGGACTTGAATACGGAGTCCGCCAGGAAGCGTTTCCGTCAAGGTCATGTTGGTTGCTTGATAGTTCGGCTCAGCGGTAGTTCCTAAGAGCTTGCAGGTTTGCACGAACTCTTCACGACTGTAGCACCAGCAGTAGATACCGGAGATCTTGATCGGCTCTTCTCCATCGAGGTCTTCGAGTCGAAGCTGAAGAATGTCTAAGTCATCAGATAAATCTTGGATTGTCTTTGCCATTTCATTCCTACTTTCTTTATCCAACCTTTTGGTTGGTAACTTACAGTTGATTACTTACAGTTGATTGCTACTTGTTAATGGTGCTAACGCAGTCGGTGGTAATCTTCAATCGGAGGTGGAGTAGATTCACCCCCGCTTCGCAGAGAGCTTTAGCCAATTTGAGTAGGGCCTTATCATACCTACACATCGCCTTCTCCTGATCAGCTTTTGCAGAGAGGTACTCATCGAGAGCTTCTTTTAATTTTTCCATGGTTCTCCTATTGTTTAACTCCATTTGAATCGCCCTCATCAGGGAGGGAGATGGTGTGTGAGAAGCGAGCAAATTCTAGGGCTCCGTGGATGTCCTCGGTAGAGGCGTATCCGCTGTGCAAACGCTGGAGTCCGGGTAAGTTGGGAGATCGGTAGAGCATGTCCCCTTTCTTGAGGAGATTCTCCGCCCCAGTCTCGTCTAGAATAACCTTCGAGTCGATTGCCGAAGCTGTCTTAAACGCAATGCGAGCCGTGAAGTTCGCTTTGATAACCCCCTTGACAGTATCAACAGACGGACGCTGTGTGCCAGCAATGACATGAATACCAGCAGCACGAGCTTTTCTAGTAAGGTAATCAAGCTTGTCCGCCCCAATTTTGGCCGCCCTTCCTTTTTCTCCAGGGAGAAACACGATGTCAGCTAGTTCGTCGATTACCAGAATGATGAAAGGCAGCCTCGCTGGGACTGAACACCGCTGGTTGTACTCAATGATGTTCCGACAAGCAGATCGGCCGAATAGATCGAGACGTAGGTCGGTCTCCTTGCAAAGCAAGTCCATCTGTTCCACCGTCCTCATCGGAGTTGTAGCGATCTCGCCGCCAGTTTCTACCCAGAGAGTTGGGTTTCCAATGAATTCGGTGAACTCAACTCCCTTGGTGTCGGAGAGTACGATCTTATTGTTTCCGTTGTAAACAATTGTTGCAATGATACTCCGCATGAAAACAGACTTTCCACCTCCGGTGGAGCCGGCTACTAAAAGATGAGGTAGTGCAACCAGGTTGTCGAATACGGGAGTACCCAACCAATCGACCCCGAGGCAGATTGGGAGAATCATCCGCTGTGATGCAGGAGAGGCGGCAAGAAGATCACGCCACATCACCGTTTTAATCTCTGAAGGAGGGCGAGGGACGAAGATACCAACGCAACCTTCCTGTGGAAGGGGTCTTATTAAGACTGATTCTACCTGAAGAGCCAAGGCAAGGTCTTCCGCTATGTTCCCCAAGTGCGAAGCTCTAGTCGATCCTTGTGGGATCATCCGAAAACAAGTTACCCTCTTCCCTTCGGTCACTTGCGCGAGCGGCTTTACGGCGAGTCCGAGGGATAAACTTCTCGTCAGAATCACCCCCAGCGTTTTCACTTGCTCCGGGGACAACACCTGCGGCGCTGCGTTTCGAGGTGGTTCGTTGCTTGGTTGTGTTGGCATCAATCTTCACCTGCTCCACTTGACGTTGGATTTCTTCGAACTGTTTCTTGGTAACCCCAATGATATCGTAGGTCTGATTCATCGAGTTGTGCTTGAGATCGTCCCCGGCGTCCATGGTGATCTTATGCCGGAGAGAGGATAGAATTTGCACGCCGGTTTGGCTGACGAACAGAATAGAGAAGGGGCTGACATAGGCCGAGCAGGCGAATTCGTACGTACCCACAGGGCGTGTGTCATTTTCAGAGTAGAGTTTTATTTGCAAGGCTTCGCCTTCTTTCTTTTATTGATAGTGCAATCCCAGCCACGACCGAAGTCATGGCAAGGTTTCAGTATCAATTAGGAGGTCTTGTTGATCTTATCTCCATATTCTTTTGTCGGAGGTCTGGTAACAAGCATACTAACCGTAGCCTTCATCCCACAGTAGGTACAGAGAGTTCGTCCGTGGGAAAGGACGGCAGAATCATTTACCATCTGAGTGGATGTGAGGATATGGTTGCAGAAGCGGCAGTAGTTCACTTTGTGCCCCCGTTCAGTTCGCTTGCGCCAAGCTCGGCTGCGCCTACCGCTCCACTCAACATCAGCGGGCGAAGTCTAGGACTCAGGTATTTGAAGTTCTTAGCAAAGCTGTCGATGTCGGTGAACTTGATGAAGAGACCTCCGGTCAGTTCGGCAATGCTTTTGAGGAACTCCTCACCAGAGGAAGAAGTGCCAATGTGAACACAGTCAATCGGAACTTCGGCAGCCTTAAAAAGCAACGCTTGTGTGGTGGCTGCAAGGTCGCTGTCGGGCTGCCCATCACTCATGAGAATACCACGAGTTATAGGGTAATTCTCGATGACCTTTTCGAGTGCTTGGGCCATCGGCGTCAAGCCAGTTACGGTGAGCTGCCAGCTTGCAAGCAGGGCTCTGGTGTAATCGGAGGTTAAGGGGTAGCAAGCTGCCGAACTTTGCTCATTATTCGGGAAGGTCTCACAGGCAATCGACGTATCCCCTTGGGGGCCAAGCGAAAGGGATTGGAGGAAGCTTTCGGTCGCCTTCTTGAGAGCATCCATCTTTTCGCCATCCATTGAACCACTTACGTCAAGCATAAGGGCGAGTCGATTCGCACGAGTCTCGGGTGACCCCGACCCACTGGAGATGGCTTCGGCTTCGGCCTTCTTCGCCGAGGCAAGCCTTGCTTGGAGTCCGGTAAGGATTGGCTTCTTACCGATCTTCTTAAGCCCCTCATAGGAGGGTTTTCCATTCGGGGGGTTGAATGGAGTAATTCCGTTGGTAGGTTCATTTGCCATAAATTACCTCTGCTGCCTTTTCACGAAGTACGTGAACGTAGTTGGTTATCCGCTCGCCGGGTTGAATGTCAGGCTCCTTGAGAAAAACAAAGTAGCAAGGTTCGCACGCAAGAGCATCACACTTTGGGCAAGGAACTGATTGTTTTTGGTAGAAAGTTAACATTTTATTTCTCCTTCTGAAAGTGAAGTTTCTCAATCTGTTGCCAGAGTGAATTGAACTTCGACATCGTTTCCATCGACCCGCCTCGATCTGGGTGCAAAGCCATCGCACCATCTCGATACGCCTTGCGTGCGGCTTCGTAGGGGAGGAGTTGGAACCATTCCTCGATCATCTTCCCTACGGGGGTGGTTGCTCCGCCACGTGGGGGTGGAGGTGGTTGCTGGGCTGCTTGGGCCTGCGCCTTTGATATTATAACAGCGACTCCGCCGAAGATTCGCTCCGCCAAGTCCTTAACTGCGGGGAGGAACTTCTCAGTGATTGTCCAAGTCTTTGACGTGCCGTCCCACCCTCGATCTGAGCTTGGTATTAGCTGCTTCAACAGATCAACGAATTGGGGTCGGTAGGGAGTTACCACCCTGTAGGCATCTACAGTGGTGTCCCACCAGATTTTGATACCAGTTTGTTGGGCCATTATTCTAATCCTCACCTTCATTTTCAAGATTGAAAACAAAAGTCAAGATTCCGCAAAGCGGAAGATTGCCGAAGGCAATGGAAAGAAACGCCACCCTGTTTTGAGTGGCGTTCCAGATTTCTTACAAACCAAGTAGCGGAGCTGTTTTGCTCCGCCGGGGGTTAGACGGCGGTGTTCGCCTTGAAGCTGGCGAGCAGGGCGGCAAGATCGTCTGCGGTAATGTTCTGTCCCAAAAGCTCGGACAGAGCCTTGACCGCCTTCGACGCAGGATCGGCCTTCCGACGGCCTTCGCCAGGCTTGCTGGCATCGAGCATCAGGTCGTAAACACCTTCGACACCGGCCTGGTCGGTGTCAAGCATGAACTCACGCGCGAGGTTCTGCTGCGCGAGCACCAGGCCACGATTGATAATGGCGACCTTGACCTTTTCCGCCTGCTCGGGATCGGGGTTGTATGAGGCGATCAGAGTGTCAAGCTCGATTGACGAGCCAACCTCAGAGTACTGGAAAGTCTGGATTTTCAGAATCTCCGGCTCGGGCAAGCCCCTCGTCTTGAACTCTGCAATCGTGGCGTTTGCCTTCTTCTCAGTGGTGTTTCCCTTTCCGAAAAGCTCGGTCACTTGCTCGCCAGTCTTTTCGTCGAGTTCGACGACGGCTTTGCCATCTGCATCGGTTGAGTAAACTACGGTCTGGAGGTTAATGCGAGTATCGTTGTAGGTGCTCATCTGGGTTTTCTCTTTCTCCCGCTTTGCGGGCCCACCGCGGTGGGTTGTTGCTTAGGGATTTAACTACGTTTGGGTTGGTGCTTTTGGTTCTTACTTCCTTCCCTTTAAGGGGGATGTTTAATACTAGACTATTCCCAAAGGGATGTCAAGCATTAAAATACAAGCAGGAGAAATCTATGAAAAATGGGAGAAATTTCCTGCTCGTATCTTATTGTTAGACAAGCTGTTAGACAGGGACTTATTTCCATCCCTCTTGAAGCCTCTGTAATTCATTTAATTTAGGAGGCCTTCGTAGTTCTTTGTTTTCAGGTCTTCGGCTTTGATTAAGTAAACAATCTTCGCTTTCGGTCCCGCATGTAGTCTCCAGGTGGTGCCGTCGAAACTCGGAACAAACCCCTGATTCCAAAGTGTGACAAGAGGTTGATATGGGTATTTACCTTTGGGATGCTTGATGTATTTCCAAACAGGAATCTTGAAGAACGATCCAGTATAAGCCCACACACTATCCCTCACACTGGCCCATATATTGTCCCTCATACTATCCCTCACACTGGTCCCCACACTGTCCCATATAATGTCCCTCATACTATCCCTCACACTGGCCCACACACTGTCCCTCACACTGTCCCTCACACTGGCCCACACACTATCCCCCACACTGGCCCCCACACTGGCCCCCACACTGTCCCTCACACTGTCTCTCATACTGTCCCACTTTTTTAGGAGGGCGAGCTGTTTGGGGCCAACTACAGAAGTCTTGAGTTTGAGCGGATCTATCATGGGATGTCGAATGATAAACTTATCGAGTTGCTTGAGCCAGAGAGTATGTGCTCTCCGGCAAGCCTCCTCGTGCTCTCGACCAATCCACATCGGAGTAGGAGATTCGTCAACCCGGTATACCCACTCATCCGGGTTCAGGTAATCGCCGTTCTTTGGAGTGATCTCAATTTT